TCAGTTATGGATTGATAGTGATATTGTGTTTAATACAGAGAAGTTCTGGCAACTATGTGATATGGCAATTCCTGCAGAGGGAGAAGAGAAGGAGATTGTTGCAGGATGGTATGCTACAGAGGATGGACACACAACTTCTGTCGCACATTGGTTAGAGGAGGATGATTTCCGTAAGAATGGCGGAGTAATGAATCATGAGAATGTAGAGGGCATTAGTAAGCGTCGTAAACCATTCACCGTAGATTATACAGGTTTTGGATGGGTATTAATCAAGAAAGGTGTTTTTGAGAGATTAGAGTATCCATGGTTTGCTCCTAAGATGCAAGTCTTTGAGAGTGGTGATGTACAAGACATGTGTGGTGAGGATGTCTCATTCTGTCTTGATGCAAAGGAAGAAGGATTTGAGATCTGGTGCGATCCACGTATCAGAGTTGGTCACGAAAAAACTCGCGTTATTTAAGAGGTACTGAATTATGATGATGAAAGGCGGCACTTATGTCAAGGGTAAGCCGAAGAAAACTCGGCAAGGAAACTCGCAGTATACATTGTTATCCGCGACTTCTCGCAATGGACGTAAGAAAAGATATCGGGGACAAGGTAAATAGAATAAGTTAACCAACATTCATTATGGCAGCACTTATTTGTAACCTCCCCTCGGTAGAAGTATGGGTTCGTAAAGAGTATCTAACTGATCATCAAAGTGGTCATGGTGAATTTGTCAAAGGCGTTTGGGTATCGTGCAAATCGATACCTGGGCGCACTTTTTATTTTGAGACCTATTTACCAGAATACGCCGCAATGTACGATAAATTACCTATCAGTGCATTTGTAAGCGATCCTGAGACACCATCACCTGATATGAATCTACCGAATCTACAGTTTTGGAACTGTATGGATTATGGTGTAGTATCAATTACAAAGCAATTCATTGGTTCAATGGACTATGAATTGTATACCAGAGACTATGGTATTCAAAAAGGAACTTATATTTGCACAATAGATAACTATCATCAAGATCCTGAGGTAGTTGACTATGCAACAAGTGAAAATCCTGCTGAACATAAGTCTCATAACCTGATTGAATTAGAAAATGGTCAGTATGCACTCTATCCAAACAATAGAATGCGTATTTTTGACAATAGTTTAACACCTGTTGAACCTAAGATGCCAGATTTTAAGGTTTCAACTCGTTATTATCAAGTTGAAAATGGTTTTGAGCGACTTGGAATGGGTCGTGAGGACGAATATTTCTGGAAAACAGCACAAGAACGCGAAAATTTACCTGAGGAAGAAGAAAATGACTCCAAGTAACGATTTTTTAGACAACCTAGCAGCAGATCAACACGAAAAAATGCTTCGTGAAATTGCAAATGATGACTTAACACCAAAAAAACGTGATAAGAAGCAAGAAACGGAGATTTTTGAAAATGAAATCCCAGCTGCACCACTTTATGAATAGAACTACGAAAATATAATTAACGAATTCGTTGATAAATAACTTATATTTGCCATATAATTGTGCCTTTAGAAAGGGTAAGTCAAGGTTTTAAAGATGTAAGTATGTCATTCAAGAAAAATCCCTTGAATGACGATTTAATTGGTCTTAAAAATGCAAACGCAATTGCTAGATCAATAAAAAATATTGTATTTACATTTCCCGGAGAGAAACCTTTTAATGAAAGCTTTGGTTCAAGAATATCAAGGTTATTATTTGATAATTTTGATGATTTAACAGCATCTAATATCAAAGATGAAATTGAATCATCAATTCGTAGATTTGAACCAAGAGTGAGATTAAGGTCTGTTCAAACAACACCTGATTTTGCAGGTAATGCTTTTGATGTACAAATCATATATGATATTATAGGTGCAGATGTACCTGCACAACAATTAGAATTCGTCTTGCAGCCAACAAGGTAACATGCCATTAGTCAATTTCTCTAACCTGGACTTTGAACAGGTTAAAACATCACTTAAAGAGTATTTAAAATCAAACTCCAATTTTACGGACTATGATTTTGAAGGATCCAATCTTTCATCTATTATTGATGTGTTGGCATATAACACATATATTACCTCATATAATGCAAACATGGTTGCAAATGAGGTTTTTATTGATAGTTCAACATTAAGAGAGAATGTTGTAGCACTTGCAAGAAATATTGGTTATGTTCCTAAATCTAGAAAGGCAGCATTAGCAACAGTTACTTTTGATGTAGACACTGCGGACATATCTCCAACTCCATCGACCATTACACTTAAAAAAGGAGTTGTTGCATCAAGTTCAGGAACTTTTGCTTCTCAATCGTTTATATTTTCAATTTTAGAAGATGTTACAATTCCTGTTTTTAATGGAATTGCAACTTTTAACGAATTACAAATTTACGAAGGTGTTCTTTTAGAATCAAACTTTACTAGATCTACCAGAAATCTAAATCAAAAGTATATTTTACCAAATTCCGGCATTGATACTGATTTAATTCGTGTTACAGTTAGAAGTAACGAATTTTCTACATCTTCTACCAAATATGCTCTCCAAGATAGTCTTTTTGATATCAATCCAGAATCAAAAGTCTATTATTTACAAGAAATTTCAGATGAAAGGTATGAATTAATTTTTGGAGACGATATTTTTGGAAAAGCATTAGAAGAAGGCAATTATATTACTGCAAACTATATTGTAAGTAATGGTGATGCTGCAAATGGTATATCAAATTTTAATTTTTCAGGAAGATTGACATATACAAGAAATGGAATTGAATATAATGTAACTTCAGGAGTATCTTTACTGACTCCAGGTATAATTACTTCTGGAGGTCAAAATATTGAAACTGTGGAGTCAATTAAAAAGTTTGCCCCAAGAATATATGCCACACAAAATAGAGCACTGACTTCCAATGATTATGAAACAATTATTCCAGCAAAAATTTACCCAGAAACTGAATCCATCTCTGTTTTTGGTGGAGAAGAGTTAGTTCCACCCCAATATGGTAAGGTTTTCATTAGCATTAAGCCAACATTTGGTGATTATCTACCAAACTTGATTAAAGAAAATATAAAGATGAGATTGAAAAAATATGCTGTTGCGGGTATTGTTCCAGAGATACTTGATTTAAAATATTTGTATCTTGAAACTGATAGTAAGATATATTATAACACAAATGCAGCAAATAGTTCCGAATTAGTTTCAACGTTAGTTCAAAATAATGTCACAAAATACGCAGAATCAACTGAGTTAAATAAGTATGGAGCAAGGTTCAAGTATAGTAAATTTTTAAAGGTGATTGATGATAGTCATGAATCTGTAACGTCGAATATTACAACTATTCAGATGAGACGAGATTTAAGAGTAACATTGAATGCTTTAGTTGAATATCAAATTGGTTTCGGTAATTCTTTCTATATTAAGAAAATGAGTGGTTACAATATTAAAACTTCTGCATTCAGGGTTGATGGTATTGGAACCGATGTTTATATCTCAGATTTACCCAACTCAAATAGAGAAACCGGTGAATTATTCTTATTTTCTGTTCCATCTATAAATTCCTCAAGTCCTACTATTGTCAAGAGGAATATTGGAACAATTGATTATGAGAGGGGTGTATTGACACTAAATCCAATAAATGTTTTATCTGGAAAAACAAAAACCGGACAAACAATTATTGAAATCTCTGGTTCTCCAGTTTCAAATGATGTCGTTGGATTGCAAGATCTCTATTTACAGTTAGATATTACAAGTAGTAATTTTGAAACAGTAACAGATGAAATTGCTTCCGGTGTTGACCCTTCAGCATCTAACTACATTGTATCTTCAAGTTATGCAAATGGCGTTTTAGTACGTCCTGGTGGTAGAGGTAGTGTTCCTGTTTCCGCAACAACCGCTACTACTACCACAACTGGAAATACAACTCTTGCAACAGTATCTGGTAGTACATATGGTACATCTAGTACATCTACAACATCATCATCTACACCTACAAGCACTCCATCTTCCGGCGGTGGTGGCGGCAGCAGTTACTCCTCAGGTTACTAATAGAATCATAGAAAATGTCAGAAAAAAGAGTACAGTTTAATAACATCGTTCAGAACCAGCTCCCCTCTTATGTTAGAGATGAGTTCCCACTTATTTCTGAGTTTTTAAAATCATATTATCAAGCACTTGAATTTAAAGGTGCTCCTATTGATTTGATTCAAAATATTGATCGTTATATTAAAATTGATGAAACAACCGGATTAGGTGATTCCGTTGTTCTATTAGATGAAATATCTGCATCTGATACAACAATAACTGTTGATTTTAGAAATTCTATAACAGGAACTGACGGATTTCCTGAATCTTATGGATTACTTAAAATTGATGATGAAATTATAACCTATACTGGAAAGACTAGTAACTCTTTTACTGGATGTATTAGAGGATTTTCTGGAACTACTGCGTATAAGAAAGAAGCAAATCCAGAAAATTTAATATTTACTTCATCTAGCCAGACACTTCATGAATCAGGTGCTTTAATTGAAAATTTAAGCATCTTATTCTTAAAAGAATTTTTAGTAAAAACAAAACATCAATTTTTACCTCTTCTTGACGAAAGACCTCTTACTGAAGGTTTAAACGAAAATTTATTCATCAAACAATCTAAGGATTTTTATCTGAGTAGAGGAACAGATAGATCTTTTGAAATTTTATTCCGAGCATTATATAATCAAGATGTATCTGTAGTTAAGCCAAGAGATTTTCTTTTTACACCGTCAAACTCAGATTTTAGGATTACAAACGATTTAGTTGTAGAATCTGTAGATGGAGATCCTCTTGATTTGGATCAAGCAACTCTTTTTCAAGATAATTTTCCAGATGCTGGTTTAGTAAAAGCATATGCTCCAATTACATCAGTAGAAAAACTTCAAGTATTTCAAGTAGGAACAGCAAAAAGTTTTTATAAATTAAGTCTTGATGGGGGATATGATAGGGACGTTGAAGTTCAAGGTGCAATTCGAGGAGCATTTGGAATTCATCCTAAAACTAGAGTAATTGGACAAGTAGGATCCGGTGCAAGTATTCTTTTTGTTGATTCGACTGTTGGTTTTGGAACAATA